GGGGGTATTAGATAAAATTCTAAGATAAAGGGTGTGCAAGCACCGATCTTAGAACTATCTAATATCGGTGCCTAAAAAATGGACACCTAAAGCGCAGGCCTTGAGAGCACCATCTCAAGACTAGATCACTTAAAGGTGAGAGCAGGGGAAACCCCTCGGTTGCCAAGCCGAAATTTCTCCTTGGGGGGACGTGGTCTACTGAGACTCCTGTGGACCAGGCAGGACAGTCATTATCACTATACGTTCTTTCGGGTTCTCTGGAACGACCCTGGTTGACTGCTCAGTGTGTCTATGCACGGTGTGGACGACCAATTCACAAGCCATAGACTGAAACGCGCATCGCTGTACGTACAGTCATTTAAGCCGCATGCCGGGGGGAAGAGTCTAGCGTCTCTTCACAATCTTCTCCTCTTTCACAGGGGCCTCTGGAACAAACTCATCATCAGAAGGAGAATCTGAGAGTCGAGCGAAGTACTGATTTTCAGTTAAAGAGGCAATACGGTGGAAATCACGATTCAAGGCATTAAAAGCGAGACCTAGTTTTGTTAGAGCAAGTTGTGCCCCAAGAACCGCATTCCCTACATTCACAAGGCCAAAAACAATGCCTCCTACAGTAAGGCCTTTGGCGACCGTGGTAGCCCAGAAAGCTGGCCCCAAATAAAAAGAAACACTCAACCCATTTGTGTCGGTGTTTCCTCCAGAGGGATTATAGTTGGCCCCTACTCTAACCTGAGCAGGCGAGTCAGGGCCGTTTCCTATGGTGTTCGAGGATTGAACATAAGAAACTGGATCAGCTATATGTTCACCGGTCGCCGCATTATAGCACTTCAAGTTCCACAAGTTCGTAGAACCTTTTGCGTCGGGTCTTGTTACTCCGCCGTTAGAAGCCCCGGAGGCCCACGACATATTAACGGTTAGAACGCCATTTCGAGGTTTACCCAAACGAAAAACGCCCTTATCCGCTAGTACAGTGGTATTGTAGGCTCCAGGTGCGTTTTGATCCACACCGGTTACATTGCCAAGAGCATTTCCGAAGGCGGTCTCAACAATGGGGACGGAGGCGGCAGAACCCTGCAAACGATAGTGCCCGTCTCCCTGATCGGCAGATAACTGGTAAGCTGCTACAGACTCAGGGTCTATTGCAGGGTGGAACCCAGAGTAGTAAATAGCTTCACTGGGTTCTGAAGCTGCCCGGGGAACAGAAAGCTCAAAGTCGTAATCGATCCAAAGATCCCAAGAATAACGGGTGTTGAGACCAAGACCATCCACAGCAACCACTAGGTAGCCAGCCATACTCTCTCTGTTCTCAAACAAGGAGGAGGTGGCGTTATTTGATATGTAGCGCCAACCCCCCGCCATGGCTCCCTGCGCAATAGTCTTGGTATCACAGGGGACCAAAAGAGGAGCATAAGCAGAAGACTCGGCGGAAGTCATCATCGTTAACATGGCCGCTTTGTCAGCTGGAGGATTGTCGGTAAAGTCGTAACAAAATGCCGCCATGATAAAACCTGAAGCACTCGTGCCTTGCTTGGGTATTAGCCGAAAGCGGAGACCATGCACCCGATACCGGTCCCAGCACTTTGCAATGTTGTAAAGCCAAGGTAGAAAGGAAGCAAAGCCCGGATTAACATCAGTAGCCCCAGGTTCCGTAGTTTGCGTGAAGAAAGTAAAGCCCAGGCCGTCGTCCCCAGCTATCATTTCTAGAGATTGATTGAATTCAGAATGTTTGACACGAATGCCATGTTGAGTTGATGTGATATTAGGCTGGGGCTTGGTTATGGTTTTTAAATAATTGACAGGTACGGGAGCACTCGTCATATAATCACGAGGCCGACGGATAGTAGCCTGCTTACGAGGCTTAGGCCGTTGAGGTTGTTTCCAACGACGCTGCGGAACGCGGGCAACAGCTTGCACTGCCGCCGCTACCGCCGCTTTTTCTACGCGCTTAATGTTGAGTTTCTTGCGCTGCATTTCGAGGCAGAGTTTTTCTCTCGGCGTATTTAATTGCCGAGACTGACGTTCAAAGCCTCGATAAAGAGCTTCTAAAAAGAATGGTGAGCAAGACCGGCGAAGTATATCTTGCTCATAAAAAGAAATTTTAAAGAACTCAAAAACCTTCTCAAGATAATTGCGCAGGAACAAGTAATAGGGAGAATAATATAAATCTTGAGTTAAAGAACAGACCTTCTGAGCGTAAAAAGAAGGGTTACCACCCCAGTAAAATATACCCTGGAGAAGATCATCTCTATAGGTATAATAATCTCCAGAAGGATGTGTTCCCTTAAAGGTAAGCAGCTCGAAAGGAGTGTCGGAAGGCATTATCTCCCAGTAATAATGCCACTGCTCCAATACTGTGGATACAGCAACGATGTCCAGAGGTCGAAGAGTACAAAGGAATATATCATCACCCTCTACCTTGAACATATAGTCATGAAGTGTAAAGCCAAGCCGATACATCACTTCAGTGACCAATATAGTAGAGTGGAGAGTATTATCCATAGTGGTTCTAAGTTGTCCAGAGGCCATACCCTTCAAGGGATAAACAAGGCCACCGCACAAAGTGTACCCACAGTAAGTTTTATAGAAATACCGCAACACCCTGTCTCTGTGAAGCGGCATATGGTCTGCGGTCCAATGGGCTATTAAGTCAGATATCCAATCTATAAAGTGAGCATCATGGGAACCCCCATCAATTGAATATCGATAGGGCCAATTCCTAACTGATTGCCAAAAGGCGATAAGAGCAGGACCGGGTGTAGACTGGCCCACTGACGAAGGATGTTTAGGTAAGGAACTAAGCTGACAAAAATGCTCTAACTGATTATGGAAAAGAATTTGAGCTTCCAGAATCTGATCTATC